TGGCGAGTTTGGAAAAGCGACAGATGAACTAGCGAAAACATTTGACGGAACTTTATCAATGATAGGCGATAAGGTATTTGCGTTTAAGAATGAGGTAGCACAGGCTGGTTTATTTGATTTTGTAAAAGCAACTGCTGAAACTATTAACAGAAGTATCGAAGATAATTTTGGTAGTATTGAAACTTTTGCAAGAAGTGCAAGTGAGGCCATGATTAAATCATTTATCACTATGGGTATCGGTGTCGGTAAAGTTGCTGACTTGTTTACATTACCAGCCAAAGTTATGGTTGAGGGTGTTAAAAATGTTATCGGTTTCTTAAACTCTATACCAGAGCCTATGCGTAGTTTAGGTGTCGTGGGATTTTTAGCACTTGGATTTAAAGGTAAAATCGCTGTCACTTTAATTTCTGCATTCTTTGATGAAATAAAATCTATGGCAAAATTTTTAGGTGCAGAAACTTCAGAATTTTTAGAAAAACAAAATGTAGAACTGACAGAAGATTTAATGGATTTTCTTAATAATGTTGGCGATGAAAGTAAGAAAAAATTTAATGAGATAGGTACTTTTTTGAACACAAGCATGGAAGATATTTTTGGTAATAGATTTGGAGGTGCAGAAAAAGGTTTAACACTAACTATTGATGTTGGTTTCGAAACACAAATCAGACGTTTCTTCGATGAAGTAATGAAAAATTTTGACAAAGCTAGAAATTCAGCCCAAGACTTTGGAAAAACAGTTGGTCAAGAATTGCATGATGCTTTGGCAAGTCAAGGAATGTTCAACGAGGAGTTATCTTTAACAGATAAAATGTTAAAAGAACTTAACTTGGCTTCTGCTGGATTTGCTGAGGGTTTCAAAGAGGCTATGAAATCAGCTGGAGATACAACAAAACAATTTCAAAACATAGGCAAACAAGCATTCACTGAATTAAAAACAATGCTTACTGATTTTGTAATGACAGGAAAATTACAGTTCGAAGACTTTGCAAGAACCATTACAAAAATGATTATAGAGGCTTTAATAGGTAAGGCAGTGACTGCAGCTGTCGATAAGGGTATAGAATTATTTAAAATGAAATCGATCAAGAGTGCATTAATAAGTGTTTACGAGGGTGCATTAAAAACATTCGCTAGTATTCCATTTCCATTTAATATAGCTGCGACAGGCGCAGCGATTGGTTTTGGTATGGGATTAGTAAATAAAATTAGAGGTTTTGAAAAAGGTGGTAGGCCACCAGTCGGAATGCCCAGTATAGTTGGGGAAAAAGGACCTGAATTATTCGTACCAGATCAAGCTGGAACTGTAGTACCAAATAATCAATTAGGTATGGGAAAAGCTGTGACTGTAAACTTCAATATCAATACAGTTGACGCAAGAGGTTTTAATGAATTATTAGTTAATAGTAGAGGCACGATAGTTAACTTGATTAATAGTGCAGTAAACGAAAAAGGTAAAATGGCAATCATATGAGTGGTGCGTTCCCTAGTACAAATTTTAACGCTGTCAATATAAAGAATAATCAAAAAACTTTAATTACAGAAACAGATAGTGGCAAAACTTTTAGAAGACAAATACAAGGACAAAGATTTAGTTTTACAGTTTCATTTCCTCCAATGAAAAGAGAAGATTTTGCGCCAATAATGGCTTTTATAATGAAGCAAAGATCAAGAAAAGAAAATTTCACCATAACCTTGCCAAGTAATATGAATGCTCTTGGTAGTGAAACAGGGACTTTGTTGATTAATGGCGCACATTCTTCGGCTGACACAACTATAGCAATAGACGGATTTGCTTCTGACGGCACACAAAGATTACGTGCTGGAGACTTCATTAAGTTCGCACATAGCAAGGTTTACATGGTTGTTGATGATGTGACTTCATCTAGCAACGCTGCTACAGTAACTATCGAACCACCTTTAAGAGAGGCATTAACAAATAATAGTGCTGTGACTTATGATAGTGTTCCTTTTACAGTTCATCTTACAAGTGATGTGCAAGAGTTTGAGTTTGGTGCAAATGATAAAGACGGCAATCCTATTTTTAAATACGAGTTTGATGTTATTGAGAGTTTATAATGCCAAGAGGATTAACAAGTGCAGTTAAGACAGAGTTAGCAACAGGAAACATTGAACCTGTTTATCTAGTTGATATAGAATTTTCTTCGAGAATATATTTAACTAATGCACCCTTTGATATTACATCGAGTGTTTCAGGTAGTTCACAAACATATTTAGCAAACGGACATCTAAGAAGTATTACAGGCGCAAACGAAACTAACAAACCTACAAAAAACACACTATCATTTAGTTTATCAGGAGTAGATCAAACTTACATTGCAGTTGCATTAAACGAAAATATAATCAATACAAACGTTAGTCTTTATAAGGGTTATTTAGATAGTAATAATGCAGTTATTGCTGATCCTTTTTTAATATTTTATGGAACGATAGACCAATACAAAATTTCAGATAATACAAGTTCAGCTAATTTAATTATTAGTGTCACTTCACATTGGGGTAATTTTAGTAAAACTGCTGGTAGGACTACTACTGATAATTCACAAAAAAGATTTTTTAGTACTGATAAAGGTATGGAATTCGCAGCTTTGACTGTTCGTGACATAAAATGGGGTAGAACATGACAAGCATTCATCAGCTTTATGCTGAGAAAAGCGATGTTGTAGATATTTACAATTTATTAATTCATTACAAAGAGACAGACTTAGTTGACTTAGATTATCCAGAAGTCGATAGGGGTAAACTTACAAATTTTATTAATACAATATTGCAAAGAGGTAAGATAATATTGTTAAAAGATTTAGATACAAATGAATTAGTCGGTTGTTGTATGTTTAACAAATCAGAATACTTTTTTAGTAAAACACAAATAATGATGATACAAATGATTTATATAAAACAAGAATATAGAAATTTTAAAATAGTAAAACAAATGATTGATTCTGTAAAAAAACTTAGTGAAGATATGCATATAGTTTTATCTATAACTTCAGGCTTAGGAGTTGATCCTGTATTTCAAAAATTAGGTTTTGAAAATATGGGTGGTAATTGGAGGCTAATATAAATGGGTGGCTTTAATCCATTTGAGGCAGTTGTAGATTTTGTTACTGACGTCGTTGATGCCGTTGTTGACATTGTTGAAGATTTCATTGGTTGGCTTAATCCTATGCCTGATATCCCAGATTTTGGCGATATGCAACAGGACCTTAACGCTAAAGGTGTATTAGTAAATAAATTTAGTTCTAATGCTCACGTTCCTGTAGTTTACGGAACTAGAAAAGTTGGTGGTAATGTTGTGTTTCTTGAAACTTCAGGGACAGACAATCAATATCTTTATATGGCTATCGTGTTAAGTGAGGGCGAAATAGATGATATTACACAAATATTCGTAAATGATAGTGCTGTGACTTTCACAGGCGATATTGCAGACAATACACAAATTACAGTAGCAAGTTCAGATAGTAATTTTTATGATACCGAAAACTCTGCAAGTTTAATTACTGTAGAGCCACACTTTGGAACTGATTCACAATCTGCTTCGAGTTTGTTAAGCACTTTATCATCTTGGACCAGTAATCATAAACTAAGTGGTCATGCATATTTAGCGATAAGGTTTACTTGGAATGCAGATAAGTTTGGTTCATTACCTGCAGTAAACGCAGTTGTAAAAGGTCGTAAAGTATATAATCCTAACTTAGATAGCACAGTCACAGGAGGAAGTGGTTCACACAGAAAAGATACATCTTCGACTTGGGAATATTCAGACAATCCTGTCTATCAATTATTAGATTATTTAAGAAATGATAGGTTTGGAATGGGTATTGCTGATAGTTATTTTGACTCTAATTTTGCAGATTGGCAAACTGCTGGGGATGTTTGCGATGTTAATATAACACCTTTTAGTGGTGCAAGTCAGATTGATTTATTAGATAGTCATACAGTTGTTGATACTTCAAAAAAATCTATCGAGATAGTAAAAGACTTTGTTAAAGGTTGTCGTGCTTTTTTAAATTTTAGTGGTGGTAGTTATAACATACTTGTAGAAACATCAGGCTCTGCATCTATTACACTAACAGAAGATAATATTTTAGGAGGCATTACAGTTTCAAGTAAAAATAAAAATTCAAGATATAATAGAGTTATAGTGAACTTTGTTAATCCCTCAAAAAATTATCAATCAGATACAGCGCAGTTTCCCCCTGTCGATGAAACAGGATTAGCAAGTGCAGATCAACACGCAACAATGAAAACAGCTGACGGAGGTATATTGTTAGAGGGTAGGTTCGATTTCCCTATGCTTAACAGTCCTTATCAGGCCCAAGAAATGGCTGAAATAATATTGCGTAGATCAAGATCAAGTTTAGATGTGACTTTGAAAGCTGACGCAACAGCATTAGAACTAAGTATAGGCGATATAGTTAATATTACCCATGCTACACCAAGTTTTTCTGCTAAACCTTTTAGAGTGCAAGGTATGTCATTGAATGCTGACGAAACTATCGGACTTCAATTATCTGAACACCAAGACAGTTATTACACCTTTGGTACACAACAAGAAGTGGCAACGATACCAGACACTACTCTTCCTAACCCCTTTAGTATCCAACCCCCAGCAAGTGTGACGCTTGATGATGAACTGATTGAATACGCTGACGGAATAGTAATCACAAGACTAACAATACTTGTTGGTGCCTCTACTGATAACTTCGTAGAAAATTATGAAGTACAAATAAAACAAACTTTAGACCAAGACGGAAACGCTGTGACTGATGAATTTAGAGAGATAGCAGTAGGTAAAATTTTAAATTATCAGCACTTAAACGTGATTGACGAAGCTACTTATCAAGTGAGAGTTCGTGCAGTTAATACCATAGGCGTTAAATCAACATTTGTTTCTGCTACAAGAAAGATTGTGGGAGGTGTTGACGTTCCGTCTAATGTGCAAGACTTCGCTGTAGAGATGCACGGCCAAGACCATATGAAGCTAACATGGACTCCACCAAGTCAAACAACAGACTTAGATATTTCATTTTACGAGATAAGATTTCAAGACACTTTATCAGGTGCTAATTGGTTAAACTCAACAAATCTTGTTCGATGTCCTAGAAGAAAATGCGATTCAACAATAGTACCAGCAAGGACTGGATCGTACTTAATTAAGGCTGTCGATAAGAATGGAAATACATCAGCTGAAGCAACAATAGTTTCTACTAATATTTCAGGCATTCAATCATATCAAACTATATCTTCATTCACAGAAACACCAAATATATTTACAGCTGCCGATAGTATGGACGCTAGTTTTCCTCTAGCAGTCAAAATAGACGCTTCAGGGGATACTGTTTTAACATTAGATACAGTCACAAACTTTGATGATACAGTTGGAAACTTTGATAGTGTCGAGGGCGACTTTGAATTAGGTGGCACTGATACAACATCAAATCCAAACTTCAACAACTCTAATAGAGATGCTAAAGGTTTTTACAACTTTACTAACAGTTTATCATTAACACAAATTTATGACGGAAACATTGAACCAACAATAACTTTAGATGCTGAAAATCCTTATGACTTGTTTGATAGTGGTAGGGGTGCTTTATTCTTCGATTCTGCTAAGGCTCCATTTGATGGGACTGAGCAAATACACGCATTCCATAGAGTGCAAATAGCAACATCAACAACATCATTAGCAGATTGCACAAGTTTTGTAGATATAACACAATCAGCAACTTTCAAATTTAAGTTTGCTAAGTTCAGATTAAAGTTAACTAATGATGACGATCAAACATCAAGTAATGTAAAAACAATAGCAATAAAATTAAATATGGAAGAGAGA